ATGTACTTATAGATACAGGTGCGATTAATACCGAAGAGGATATTAAAAGTTTTGATCTTAAGTTACAGAGAGCCATTGATACTTGTAATTCAATGATAGGAGCTAATTCCGAAAGGAGTTATTATACTCCTAAATTGAGAGAGCTAAAAGTATTACAAGCTAAACGCATCGCGTCGCAAAAAGATTTTATTAGGATGAAACCGTATGGCATTTTATTGACCGGAGGTTCATCGGTTGGTAAATCTTCTATTGCAAATGCTTTAACTCGTTATGTTTTGAGTGTGAATGGTTTTCCATCATCAGCTAATTCAGTCGTTGTATTGAATGAAGCTGATAAATTTCAATCTGAGTTTCGTACTTATCATACAGGAGTGATCCTTGATGATTTGTGCAATAGCACAGTTGATACAACAGATGGAAATCCTTTACTTAAGGTTATTCAATTTATTAATAATTCACCACAATCAGCATTGAATCCTAATGCTGAAATGAAAGGAAACGTTATGATAGAACCAAGGGTAGTTTTGGCCACTACAAACGTTAAAGGATTGAATGCAGCACATTATTCTAATGAACCATTATCCATAGCTCGTAGATTTGATGTTACTATTACGCAGAAGGTTAAACCCAAATATCGTTTGTTAGATTCAGAAATGTTAGATACTGCTAAAGTCGCTGAAGATTTTAGTAATACTGCATTTCCGGATTTTGCGATGTTTACGGTCGAGAGACCTATATTGAGTTCAGGCAATATACGTCAAGGCATGGCCAAAAAGGCGCGTGTTTCGTATACACCTGTTATTTTTGAAGGAAAAGAGTTAGTAGATGTAAATTTACACACTCTTATGTCTTATCTCAAATTTCACACAGGTAAGCATTTTGCTGAACAGAAAAGTTTTGTAAAGACACAACGAGAGAATGTCGATATAGAACTTGATGAGTTTGGATTTCCTGTTGGAATGGCTAGAGAAGAAGAATTTGATTCTCAGATGGCGACACTTGATGAGTTTATCGATAAGTATGAAGCTTTAGAGGATTTAGCAATTCTTAAATTTAGTCATTTTGTTAAGTACATGTTAGGTGTACGAATGGTTAGGAATTATATTTATGGAATGTATGCACAATATTTTAATGTTGCATTCATGATAGTTATTTATGGAAGTGCTGTATCTCAAAATATGTCATTGAGAG